ATGTAGTAGAAGTAATTGCCTCAGTTAGGTAGGTAGTTCTATCCTGCTCAAAGGTATAACCGTTGAGATTGATAAGGACCTCATCGGCAATCTGTCCAAAGTTTATGCTCACAGGTTGATGCTCCTTAGTGCTACCAATGCAGATAGCCCAGTAGTTCCGGCAAGTTCATTACATACAGCATTGAGACCTTTATAGTCGGGCTGTGTTCTGCTGGCACTAGCATCAAGATTGAGGGCAGCCAACAATCCTAAACCGCTTGTATTAGATAACTTATTGGCAGCACCTTGCTCCGCAAGATATGCCGTTAGCGCAGGATATGTACCAGAATTACCGAGCCTATTGAGCTCGGATACAAATGAACTACCAGCAGCACCGGTTGCCATTATCTAAACCTCGCCGTCTTCTTTGCTATTGCTTTAGGTTGCTTTACAAATTGTTTTCCTTTACGCATACCTTCGCGCTTAGCGCGGCTGGTTGCTGCGTATTCTGAAGCAGAGAGTGCCTGTCTTGCCTTCTTAGGCAAATACCGTTCACCGGTAGCCTTCTTGCCTTGGGTGCTGGGTTTACCGGACTTAGTACCCCAGTCTTCTTTAGTCCACTTTGAGAGAGACTTTTGTTTCTTTGACTTACCGCTGGTGTAGCCACCACCGGCTTTTTTGTACTGAAGCGCGACAAGCTGTGCCTTACGGGCAGACCACTGCCCTGGCTTGCCACCCTTGCTACCGGCAAGGATGCGCTTCTTGATAGTCTCTCTCAATTGTGGTTTTGTGTATGTCATCCGCAGTTACAATCCCAAGCTCTAAGTGATTTGTTGATTCTGGAGTTAGGGTCCCGTGCAGTCTTAGCAGAGGTTAACTTGGACTTCATACCGCACATACGGGAACAGAATGACTTACGGCGTCCAGCAGCTTTAGGGCTACGCTTAGCCTCAGCCTTCTTTACTGGTGGCTTGAGGTTCATACCCTGTGCCTTGGCAGATGCTCTGCCTCTAGCATTTAAGCCACCTTTAGGATTCTTACCTGCCTTGCGTTGCCACGCTGGACTCTTAGCCATAACTATCTCCCTGATGCTCTACCGCTACGGCTACGCTTTGGTAGTGGCTTCTTATTGACTGACTTCAGAGCTTTTTCATTGCGCTTAGCGGAGCCAGTTTTGTAGGATGGTGTCTTTCCAGCCTGAAGCTCTCTAAGTGTCTTGTCAAAATCTCTCTTGACCTTCCTTGGTACTTTATCCAAACGCCCCAAGGATTCATTGCTAGCTCCAGCAGCAACTGCTGCTTTCTTCTTGATAGAAGACTTAGCCTTCTTCTTCATTGCTGCCTTGGCAAGAGCCTTTACTGCTGTTCCAAGAATCTGTTGTGCCATTACTTCTTACCCTTCTTCTTCATAGCACCTTTTACCTTCTTGAGGTTAGGGTTCTTGCGCTTTGCAGCAGCAGATGCCTTACGAGCACCAGCAGCCAGAATGGCTCCAGCCCGCTCCATAGGGATACCCTGCTTCTTAGCAATTTGCTTTTGGGCTGCTTTGAAGCCCATTCCCTTTTTGGCTTTCATAGTGTCCTACTTCTTCTTTGGCTTCTTGCGCTGTGCATCCATCTGCTTCTTGAAGCTCTTTGGATACTTGCGTCCTGGCATAATAATGTCAGTATCAGTTGGCAACTTCTTAGGTGTAAAAACCTTCTTCTTGGCTGGCATTATGCTCGACCCGTCTTACCGTATCGACCCATTTGCTTCTTTAGACCCCGCTTTGGTGCCATCTTCTTTGAATTAGAATCCTTCTTAGGCATTGGAACTGGCTTGCCAAGCTTACGTGCCTTGGCTGCTGCCTTCTTCTTACCTGCTGCTGTGTATGGGAACTTTTCTCCGCCTACCATTGGCATAGTTATACTCCTAGTTCTTTCATTACTTCGGCTGATTTTTTATTTATATGAACAGGCTTTGGCATCTTACCTGCATCGTAAGGTCTGCCCAGTGTCTCTGATGCTTGTATTGCTTCCTGAACTTTTTTCATACTAGTACCAGCCGGTTGTATCCCCTGCTCTCTAGCACTCTTGTATGCAGCTAGTTCAGAATCCCATTTCTTAGTTGGCATTGTCTTATTGCTATTTGCATCCCCAGTACTTAGCACAAGGGTTAGACCCTTGCAGCCGAAGCATCCTTCGACATACTCGGGATGTGCTTCCCAATGTTTCATAGCGCCGTAAAGTTACTTTCTGTGACTCCGATGCCCGCAGCAATCAATTCATCTTTGACTGTCTGGCTAACAACATTGTCATAGCCACCGTAGTAAATTTCTGGATAACTACTTAGGTCCTCATCTACTAGATATCGAACCAGTTCATACTCTCCACTATCAGGGTCTCTGACTACAGTTACTCCCCTGTCTAGTTTATAAAAATAGAACAACCTACTTGTCCCTGCGGGACCCTCAGCAACCGTTGGGGTCCTGAATATATAATTTGTCATAAGTCCCTTCCTAGTGAACTTACCAGCAGGCTGGGTTGCCCCAGCCCACCAGTCAATCAACTAGAGAGCAGCGATTGAAGAGCTATTCTCAAGACGATAGAGAGCAGCATCGCGGTAGACGGCAAAGCCGAGTACGCCGTACCAACCCATTGGGCGGTGACGCATCAACTTGTCAACTACCGGACCGATAACGGTGTGCGGCTCCTCAGCAACGGCTTCTGCCATTGCCTGTTGTCCTGCGATGATTGTGTCAAAGACACGGGTAACAGGAGTTACCGTAACAACGGTTGTTGTCGTGACAGGAGCAGTGTGTGCTACGTCAACGGTAAAGGTTGTGGTGTTGCCAGATGTTGCAATTGCAGCAATCTTTGCACCAGAAGCAATACCAGTTCCAGCAATCTTGTCGCCAACCTCAGCACGGCTTGCGATAACAGCCGAAGAAGCAACACCAAGGGTGAAGCCACCGGAAGTACCAGCAACGGTTACAGCGGTTGTAGCAAGAGCTGTCTGGTCAGCGCCAACCTTGTCATTGAACAAACGTGGTGACTCAACGAAGAACAAGCCTTCGTAGTTACCAATTTCGCCAGCCCAGATTTCCTCATTGGACTGATACTCGTGAGGCGTACGCCATCCACCAGCACCGGTCTCTGCACGAAGGTCGTGCGAAACCTCTGGGTGAATACCGCACCAGTACATTGAACCCTTACGGTAGGTTGCCTTGTTCGAACGAAGCTTGGCAACTGCCTTGCGGAGTTGTGCTGAAGTGATGGTTCCAGCAGCAGAAACTGCTGCGGTTGAAGTTACGTTTCCACCACGGATTACCTGTGAACCACTTGCAAGAGTGGTCATTGCAACGCTGTCGATAGAATCAGCCATATTGAACGCAATGATGTTTGCGATAGCTGGGTCTACATCAGCGAGCGAGAAGAGCTCAAGAGCTCGGGTTACAAGAACAGCATTGCCGTACTCGTTGAGGGTAATGGTAACCGACGTCGGTGTGCTGATTGCAACCGCATCTGGGTCAACATCCTCAGAGAGGGTGCTGGTCTTTTGTGCTAGGTCCTGGTACAGCTGGAGTACAACTGTAGAACCTGGAATTGCTTGACGGGCAGGACGCTTATCTGCTACAGAACGGATGAGTGGTTCTGAACGGAGAGCGAACTCGAGAAGGCGGTCATACGCCTTCTGAACTAGACCTGCCGCACCAACGGTACCGCCGAGAGAGGCAGAACCGGTGTTGGTATATGCGTTAGGCATTTATTCGTCACCTCCAAGTGACTATGAACGGATGGGAAATTATTCCTCGCTGCGAAGTAGAGCCAGAATCTCATCTGCCGATTGGGCATTATTGAGCTTTGTCTCTAAATCTTCAGCGCGGTTGGGTGACAGAGCACCCTGGGTAACTATGTCCTGCTGACGTAGTGCTGCCAGGTTGATGTTCTGTTGTTCCGCCTGCTGCTCTTCCTTCTTCAATCCAAACAAGTCTGAGTTATCATCGAGCCAAGTAGATACTGACTCCTCGTTAACATCATCCAAATCCTTCAAGATGAGTCGTGCAGCTTTAGGATTTACACCCTTAGCTTCTAGGACTTCCTTTACGAGACGTTCCCTTTGGGACTTAGAGAGCGTTTCTAACTGCTCTGTAAGTTCCTTGATTCGCTTTTCATCTGCCCGCTTTGCCTTACGAAGCTTCTTTACTAAGTCATCGCCAGTCAGATTGTTTTCGTTATCTAGGTCGTCTTCGTCGTCCCAGTAGTTGTTGCTCATAGCAACCACCCTTTCTATTTGTAGTTAGTCGTAAGCCACAGCTTTACCCAGGGGTAGGTAGGCTGGCTCTTACTACCGGTCTCATACACTGCACGGGGCCGGTGGGTCCGTGTCAGGAATCTAGATTTGTCCGGCGGTTCCGCGCCCACCAAGGGCGCCCTGTGTCAAACCACCGCTTCCACCAAAGGAAGCTTCTGCTAAGCCGGATAGTCGTCTACGTGCTCTAGCAGCAGACTCCATACCCTTGAACTCTTCTTCTTCTGCCAT